TTTTCGGATTAATCGACAAAGGCTTAGCCGTTTCTATCCACGATGTTGAGCAAGTTATCGCCTAACGTCTCGTGGCTTTAAGAAGTGGCGGATTGACAAGCCCAAACTTTCGATTGAACCAAAGCACAAAAGTACACACAATGTTTAAATTAATCACTAAACCCGCCATTTCTTAAAACCGCTGTTAGCGGAGGTGGTTTTATTTATACTGTAATTATGATATTAAGACGATTAGGAAATAAACAAGCAATAGCGCATAAAATATTACCGTATTTTCCTGCACACGAAATTTATATCGAACCATTTTTTGGAGCTGGAGGAATGTTTTTCAATAAACCAAAAGCAAAATATAATATTCTTAATGATTTGGATAGTGATGTTTTTAATTTATTTGATGTAGTTGTAAATTACAAAACAGTTTTTTTGGAATTATTAGAATTAACTCCTTATTCAAGTGAATTGTTTGAGCATTGGAAAATTAATAAAGAAACCGAACCACTAAAAAAAGCATTAAGGTTTATTTATCTTTCAAATTTTAGTTTTTTAGGAAAAGAAACTTGCATAAGAATGGATACAAGAAACCATAAAGAAAATGCTTTATTAAACTTAAATAAAACTATCTTATTTTTAAAAGATTGTAGTTTAAAATTTACAAATAATGATTTTAGAAAAGCAATAAAATCAATTAGTTTAAGTGAAGAAAATAATATTGCAAAAGCATTTTTCTATTGTGACCCACCATATTTAGGAACAAATGATAATTATAGTAATTCATTTAAAGAACAGGATTGTATTGATTTATTTGATTTCTTACAAGATACTGGATGTAAGTTTGCAATGAGTGAATTTGATAATGAGTTTGTTCTTAACCAAGCAAAAGAACGAGGTTTAAACGTTATAATTATTGGTGAGCGTAAAAATATAAAAAATCGTAGAACAGAAATACTAATAACTAATTATGAAAAACAAAAGTCCTTGTTCGATTAGGTGGTTCTGTACCATCTCCGCTAACGTCTCGTGGCTTGGCGTCAGTTGCCGATCAAGTACACATAATCTTTAAATTTAAAAACCAACTTTATGACACACACAAACACAACCGAAGCCTCAAACGGCAATTGCGCCAAACCGCTGTTAGGCGAGGTTTATTTAGATATTTTAAATCTTTTTATTGGTAAAGATTTATTAAGAGATTGGGTAAACAAACCCTTTCAATTAGATAATCTAGCAATTTCAACTAATGCAACCGAATTAGTTTTTTTTGAAAAATCACTTTTAACTGTTGATTTAGAAACTTGCGAACATAAAAATCCGCAAAAAATTTTAGAGCAAATTCCAACCGAAAAGAACATTAATTTTTCTTTAAATATTACAGAAATTGAAAAATGTTTAATAACTGTTCCAATTATTGACGTAACAAAAGAAGTCGGAAATGACATCGTTTGTTCCGAATGCAAAGGCGACGGTCAAGTCGAATGGGAATATGAAAGATGGTCAAAAGATTTTGATTGTCCAAAATGTGATGGCGACGGTTACGAATCAGTTTCGAAATCAGTTCCTACAGGCGAAAAAAAATTAGATGACCTTTATTTAATCGATGTAAAATCTAATAGATTTTCAGTTAGAATTATTGATAAACTTTTAAAAGTAATGAAGCTTTTAAACGAAACTGAAATTTTATTAATTTTTGATAATAAAGGCAAAAATTCAGTTTTTCAAATTGGTAATGTTAGAATTTTAGCTATGCCTGTTCGTAAAGATGGTAATGAGGATTTATTGGTTTTAAATCTCGCCTAACACCTACTTGACGCAACTCAATTTATTAAACCATTACAATCAACCCAATGATAACAACCAGCGGACAAAAATTAATTGACTTTTTAGACGAAAAAATGCACACCAATAATTTCACAAATGAAGACTTGGTTCAATTTATTGAAGCCGTTGGTCGCTATCTAAATTTGCAAACTATTCCAGATTATGCCAAGGAACACAAAATGAGTTACACAGGCGTTCGTGATCATCGCAACGTAGAAACTATTTTTAACGTGAAATTCGTTGTAGAAAATCAATAAGTTAAAGAACAGCTAAAGAACCATAAAGCCTTGCACCTTTAACAGAAGAGCTGTTACTTAGCCTTGTAATTAAAAACAAGGTATCAATGACAACTCAAGAAATTTTAAACAGCTCACTTAACAAAACTCAAAAAGGGTACAAACTTTACGCACTTGGCCACACGCGCGCAGAAATTGCACAATGGCTCACAAATGGTAATTATGGATTTGCACACAACATTTGGAAAAAGTGGTCAGACAATCAAACACCAGCGATTCTTAACTTTCCGTTTGAATACAACTTTAATCGCTCATTTGGAATTGAGTTAGAAATTTACGGAGCCAGTCGCGAGGATTTAATCAGAGAGATTACACAAGCTGGCGTAGCAATCGAAAGTCAATCATACGGACACAACACACCTACTAATTGGAAAATAGTTTCTGATAGTTCAATATCAGGCCAACACGGAAACGAAATTGTTTCACCTGTGCTATGTGGATTAGATGGAATCGAGCAAATCAAAAAAGTATGCATTGGTTTGAATAGAGCTGGAGCGAAAATAAATAATTCATGTGGGTTCCACGTTCACTTTGGAGCAACAGATTTTAACCTTGATAACTTCAAAAATCTTTTAACCTCATTTACGCATTTAGAAGAAACCTTTGACGGCATCAATCCAACAAGCAGACGAGCAAACAATAATCATTACTGCAAAAATGTTTCATCAATTGCAAATGGTAATAAAACCTCAGCGATTCAAAAGATAAACGCTGCTAATTCAATACCTGATTTATCTAATTCAGTATTCAACGGAGGTAGATATTTTAAATTAAACGTTCAATCATTCCAAAGACACGGAACTGTAGAATTTAGACAACATAGTGGAACTACTCAATTCTCAAAAATCAAAAATTGGATATTGATTTGTGGTAGATTGGTTGAGTACGCAAAACAAAACGGAGTTACTAACAATTTTAATTCATTCCTAAATGAAAGCTTACAAGATTACGTTTCAGACAGAGCGGTTGATTTGGTTGCATAAACCAACGGAACGGATAAGGAGGTTATTAAAACTTCCTTATCTTTACCAAATGAAAATAAAATTTACAGAAGACGAATCAATTGTAGAAGTTGAAAGTTATAAAGACTTGGTTACTTCAATGAGACTCAATGCACCATTCGTAAAAGCAAAAGACAATCACGAGTACATGCTTGGGTACGCTCATAGAACGGTTGTAAGTTCCAACCAAGATATTAAAGCTACAGATGAGACTTCATTTGTAGAAGACTTGATTAAGCACGGACACATTGAACTTTTAGAAAACAATTTGAACTAATGATATCTAATAATTCCATCATAAAAAAATTGATAAAAGATATTCCTTCAGAAAGGGATAAAGCAATATTTAAAACAAACAATTTTTATTTAGATTTACTTGAGAATGCGGACAATTTAGGTATCGAGAGCGGATTTAAAGATTTTGAATGTAAAGTTCCATTTGTTAGTAAAAAAATTATAACTGCTTTCAAAACTCACAATAAAGCAAATGCATGGTTATTAAAAGAATTGCTTTATGCAGTCCGACATAAAATAACTTGAATTGATACCTCAGGTTAATTACGTGAAACCGATCGCTAGAAATAGTAATCGGTTTTTTTAGTTTTGGTAGTAATATAATATATTATTACATTTGTAGTAAATAATGTCCTATAATCAAAATATACCTATGCCAACAGCAGAACTAAAATCAATAGTACTTAAAACTGAAAAAATTAAATGGAAAGAATTACAATTCATTCAAGATGAAAATTTTAAAGAATGGATTGACAACGGCGACAAAAAGCTAATAGAATCAATTCTAAAATATCAATTTTGCGATCCTTTTAAAGTTTGGGAGCACGAAGGCATTCACTATTGCTTAGATGGTAAACATCGGTTTCTCGACTTACTAAAAATAGAAGCTTTAGGACAATTGGTTCCAGAAGAATTGCATGCAACATTCATGGAGTGCGAAAACATCGAATCTGCGGCCGAATTAGTTTTGGTTTATTCAAGTCAATACGCAAAGATTACCCAGCAAGGATTGTTCGATTTCGTTTCAAAATTTAACTTAGATATTCCAACATTAGTTGACAAGATTAACATTCCAGAGTTTTCAATGCAAAGGTTTGAACAAAAGTTTAATTTGTTTGAAGTAGAGACAGGAGAAGAACCACAAGTCGAACTAGACGGAAAAAATATAATTGTAAAGCCGGGCGATGTATTCCAACTAAACGGACATCGTTTAATCTGTGGCAGTTTTACCAGCGAGGACGACGTAAAAGATTTGATGCAAGATGACAAAGCAAGGATTGTTAACTGTGATCCGCCTTATAATTTACCTGCTAACTTCTTTACGAACAAAGACGAGCAACGCCACAAAGATTTCGCAATGGGTGCTGGTGAAATGACAGACGAAGAGTTTGTGCAGTTTCTTGCATTGATTATGACTACATCGGTTGCCAATTCCGTTCCTGGTGCAATTCATTATATTTTCATGGATTTTCGCCACAGCTGGCACATGACCGAAGCGGCCCGACGCGTGTATGGTAACCCGCAACCAAAACAAGTTTGTGTTTGGAATAAAGACATGATGGCCAACGGATCATTTTATCGAGCTAAGCACGAACTATGTTTTATTTTTTCAGATGAAAAAGCCAAATCACTTTGGCAAAAAGATATTATAGACGAAGGTGGCGACTTCTACAAAGACAATAACGAATGGTGCTTTATATTTAAAAATGGTGATGCGGCCAAACACTTATCGCACTTGGAACTTAAGAACCGAATTCGATCCAATGTTTGGAATTATCCATCAGGAATATCAATGGCAAATCCTGACAGGTTTGAACTCAAAAATCATCCGACACCAAAACCCGTAATTATGATTGCAGATGCAATACTTGACACTACCAATGTCAATGATATTGTGGTTGATTGGTTTTTAGGTTCCGGCACAGCTTTAATTGCTTGCGAGCATACAAACAGACGTGGACGGTTTACCGAAATTGAACCGATGTATGTTCAATCAGCAATCCAACGATACATAAACTATTGCAACAAAAGAAGTATTGATGTTATATTTACCCACTTAAACGGTAATTTAACATTAAAAGACTTTGAAAATGAATCCAAATTATAAAATGCTAATCGAAATGAGAGATAATATTATTGAATACTTACTCGAAGAGGTTGAGCGAAATCGCTCAGCATTGCAAACTTATGAAAATAGTTTAATACAAGATACAGACGCTGAACTTCGCAGAATTAGAGAAATAGAAGCAATAAAATTGCGTACAGAAGTCAATAAAGGACTTCGCGATGTTGCAGTTATTAAAAAAATGTTTCCAAGTTAAAATGAAAAAAGAGCGCGCGACAAAAGAGCAATATGAACGTCGAATTTTTACAGTTCAAGGCTGGATTATTGACGGTGTTTCCGAGTTTCTAATACGGAAACAATCCGTTGCGCAATGGAATATATGCGCGAGAACTGCCAAAAGATACATCAAAGAGGCTTTTGATGGCATTCGGCCAGATATAACCAGGACCATCGCTGAAAAATGCGAGGGTAAAATTGCGGAATTAGAGCATCGTAAAAGGTCACTGGGTGAAAAATTTAGAAACACACCTGAAGGCATAAGAACTTTGAACGACATTGATAAAATGATTATACGTTTACAAGGAATTGAACCACCAAAACAAATTGTTTTGCAAGGAGACAAAGATAAGCCAATGATTTTTACAACGCCAGAAGAAAGAGAGGCAAAAATTGCTGAGCTTATTGCAAAAGCTACTAATTATAAACCCTAATAAAATCAAACCTTTAGTTAACTTGTTACACAGGCTGGAGACAAAAATATTTTTTATGATTCAAATTATAAAAGGCAAAGTTTTTTTAGATGGAGTTCAAACCATAAATCCAGAGTTGATTGGATACGCTATGCTGGATTTTGCTGAAGATAATCTTAACAAAACCTATAATCTTGATTTGGAAAATTCATTAATCAAAGATGTTTTCATAAAAAAATATGACAAATATATTCAAGAAAAAGGTTTACGAAAAACATATGAACGAAGTGTTTTAATTAGTTTAATATGTGAAATGCCAAATAACTTTAAAGCATTAGATTTTGTGCAAAAATCTATGTTGATGAATATCAGCTATGCAACTGGTTATACTTTCTTAAAAAAACTATCTGAAAACGGATTTATCAGCTTAAATGAAAGAACATATTCATTTAATATTAATCATTAAAAATGCTAACAGATACCGAAATAGCGCAACTTAAAAGTCTTTTGAAAGAAAGAGACATTGACATTTCTAGAAAAAGATTACAAAACGAGTATTACCAAAACAATATAAATTACAATTTTTTAACAAAGGCTATAAACGAACAAACCTATAGTAAGCAAGGTGAGTTAATTAGTGGTTACAGAGGTTGCGCGCTCGAGGGATCTTCTAGGTCTGGGAAAACATGGGCAGGCGTCGACAAAATTATAGATTTATGCATCAATAAACATGCAAATGAAAGCATTACAATAAACATTTACCGCGAAACCTATAACGAGTTTAAAACAACATTGTACGACGATTTTAAACGTAGGTTGGAAGATTATGCTTTACCAAATCCATTTCACAACGCAAAAGAAATAAAGAGTTTTAGAATCGGCAAAAGCACAATCTATTTTCTAGGAGATGGCAAGCATGGTGGAGGATGTGATTATGCTTTTTTCAATGAAATGATGTTTATTCAGCAATCAGTATTCGATCAAACAGAAATGCGTTGTAGAAAATTTTGGTGGGCAGATTATAATCCATCCGTTACAGAACATTGGTTTTTCGATAAGGTGCTAAATCGTCCAGATGTAGGATTTCTAAAAACCGTTTATCAAGACAATAAGTATATTTCTTTTCAAGAGAAAAACAAAATTTTATCTTATGAACCATATAAGCCAGGTTCCTACATAGTTAAAGAAAACAACATTTTTTGCTACAATAAAATAACAAAAAAAGTTGATCCAATAAGCAAAACCAACCAACCTCCACCGCACCCAACAAATATAACCAACGGAACGGCTAACGAGTATATGTGGAAGGTTTACGGACTAGGATTAAGAGGGGCAATGAAAGGCATAATTTTTAACCACGTAACTTGGATTGAGAATTTTCCTGAAGATAAAGCTTTTATATACACAAATGATTTTGGATTTACAACAGATCCAAATGTTTTAAACAAATATGGAGAGGATCAATTCAATATTTGGATTGAATGTTTAAGCTATCAACCAATTGAAACATCTGAAGAATTGTCAAATTATATGGAAGCAATTGGCGTTAGTAAAGAAATTCCAATTTCATGCGACAGTGCAGATAAGTACACTGGAGAGAATAAAGGCACTGTTGAAATGGTTCGAGATTTAAAAAAAAGGGGATGGAAAGCATCAAAAGTAAGCAAAACGCAATCCGTGATGTTTTGGTTAAACTCTATGAAATCAAAAAAAATTCACATTGTAAAAAACACCTTCTATTCAAAAGTCCTAAAGGAAAAAGAAAATTACAGAATGAAAGAAGTAAACGGAATTGCAATAAACCAGCCTATTGACGGATTCAATCACTTTTGGGATTCTGCACGATACGGACACATGACATTTAATAATGAAACAAAAATCTATGAAATGACAGTCGAAGACAGTAAAAATTTAAATTATTAAAATATTATGGAAGACTTATTATTACAATTAAAATCAGATCCAGTTAAAGCAATTTCGGTAATTAAGGAGCAAACAAAAAGCGTTGAAGATATTGCAAAATACATAAAAGAATATCAAGATTTTGACCGAAGCCAAAGAGATCAGCAAATCGAAAAAATCCAAATCGACAAAACTTTGAGCGAAGGCAAGGTCTCTAAAATGGTAAAAATTTATTTGAATCATGCCGAGAATATTGTACAAACACTTTCTGCTTTTATAATAGGCAAGCCAGTAACGCTTTTGCCATCTGAAAACAACAATTTAGCCAAATTGGTTAAACAAATTTGGCGAGTAAATAGAATTGATTCAAAAATATTAGAATCAACAATTATAAAGCTATCGCAAACGCAGGTCGCTATGCAATTCTACATTTCGAACACAACTCAAAATTCACTTTTTAACAAAGTATTGTTTTTTTTAAAAATGAAATCTCAGTTAAAAGAAATTAAAGTAAAAGTACTTGATAATTCTAAAGGAATTATGACACCATATTTTGATGCTAATGGTGATATGCTTTTATTCATGTGGGAATACAAAAACACTATAAACGGGAAAGAAGTTAACAATATTCAAATTTGGGATGCCGAAAAATATTATTACCTAAATGATTCCAATGGCGGATTTGCTTACATTGACAATCCTTTGCCGCATGGTTTTGACAGAATACCAATTGTATATGATAGCCAGTCTAAACCACAATGGTACGCAGTAAAGTCACCAATAGACAGGCACGAAGTAGCTTTGTCAAAACTAGGAGATTCAAATGATTACAGCGGACATCCAATTTTAGTAACAGAGGGTGAAGTTAAAAATATGCCTTTGAAAGAAGAAAGTGGAAAACACTTTAATATTCCTATAAAACTAGGGGGAACTGATGGAGATACAATCATAAAAGGCAGTGTTAGTTTTCTTGAAGCAAAAACAGCTCCAGAAAGCAACAAACTTGAAATCGATAAATTGGAGGACGTAATCAGTTATGGTTCAGGAGTTCCAAACTTATCATTGGAAAAATTAAAAAGTTTAGGTAACGTGGCCGAAAAAACAGTGAAGCTAATGTTTTTAGCCACAGACATAAAAGCATCTTTAAAGCAATCAGAAACACGAACTTTTATAGAAAGATGTTTGAATATTATCATTTCAGGCGTTACCAAAACAACGAACACAAGTCTTGCAAAAGAAGGATCGATGCTTTTTTATGACATTCAATTCAATTCAATTTTACCGTCTGATATTTCAGAAACGATAAAATACACATCAGAAGCTGTTTCATCAAAAACTATGAGTCAAAAAACGGCGATTAAAATCATTGATTTAGTTGAAGACGTAGATCAAGAATTGATTTTAATTCAACAAGAAAATATTGTAGAACCAATAAATCCAGCCACATGATACAATACATTTGTCAAAAAATATTTTTCCCCATCTATATTTTTTTAATAAAGAGAGACACTGAAATTAATGCAAAAATTGAGGAGGTTATAAACGTTCACGAAGTTCTAATTAGACAGTACGAACTAATTAAACAAAAACAGTCCACGTTAACAGCCAACAAAAGACGTGAAGTTGAAACTCAAATAATGTATTTTATTGAGAAAGGGCATATAGTTTTTAATCAGTAAAAAATCTTGGCAGATGTTTTTAAACCACTTTTAATCGAGTGGTTTTTATTATACAAAATAAAATTATTTAGAATG